GGGCAGATCGGCGTGGCCACCATCGAGTGCGAGGGGTCGTGCCAGACGGCGTCGACGGTGTTCGGTGATCTGGATGGCGGCCCGGTGAAGGTGCACCGGCTGACGTGTGCCCAGTATTGCCTTGAGGTGTGCGTGGACCCCACGAATCCACCCGCCGCTGATGCTGGTCTGACGTTCGCGGTGTCGGGGCGGGTGTACTAGATGAGCCCCCTCGGCTGCGGAAGCCACACCTACTCGATCACGCACCGGTCCGGCGGATTCGTCACCGCGTCCGGGGTGCTCACGTCGGTCGAGTGGAACAGGACGCTGAACGACAGCTCGACCGCGCAGGTCACGATCGGTGTGTCCGGCGCGAACTGCTGCGCCGAACTGTCCCAGGTGCGCTCATGGTCACAGTGGCTCAACCTGTATCGCGACGACGCGTTCGTGTGGTCGGGCCCGATCACCGGCGTGGACTGGGGCGCCGAGACGGTCACCGTCACCGCGGTCGACCTGATCGGCCTGCTCGACCGCCGCGTCCCACACCAGAACTTCACCTTCACCGACACCGACGTCACTGAGATCGCCCGTCAGCTCGTTGAGGACGGTCTCGCCCCCGACGACCCGGGCCACACGACGACGGTCATCGGACCAGCCATGGTGACGGGCGGGCGTACGTACGCGCAGAACGTGGGCCAGACTGCGGACCATTTGCGGGACCTCGCGGACGGCGGGATGGACTTCACCGCGTCGGGCAACAACATCATCATCCTGCCGGACGGCTTCTGTGACGTGGTGGGCCGGCTGTCCGATGCGGATCTTCCCGAAGGGGTCACGGTTACTGAGGACGGGGCGTCGCTGGCTACTCGCCAGATCGTGTCGGCCGACACCGAGTCGACCATCGTCGGCACAGCAGACGCTACGGGCGCCGTGCGGGACTACTACGGCCTGCTGGAGGTCTACTCGCAGGACACGTCCATCGTCACCCAGGCGGACGCTCAGACGGCTGCCGCGGCCCGTCTCGCGTCTTCGGCCGCTACCCCCATCGTCATCGACAGCCAGAACGTGACGCTCGCGCCAACGGCCAACGTCGACCTTCGCAGCCTCGTGCCCGGCTGGTGCCTTCAGATCACCACGTCGGCGACCTGCCTGCCGGTGAGCCAGGTCCTGAAGATCGTCGGCGTGCAGGTCAGTGAGGACGGCGGCAGCGGGGACACCCCGGGACAGGAACGGGTGCTCGTCCAGGTCGCCGCATCAGGCAGCGAAGGGACGGTGCTCAGCTGATGGGGCGCAGGACGAGCGCACGGTTCGCGGTGCCGGGCAACCCCCTCGCCGGGGTGCTCAGGCAGCAGGCCCGCGCGGCGCGGCAGGCAACGTACAAGACCACGGCGGCCGTTCTGGCGGCGGACGGCGCGGACGGTGCACAGGGCGAAGCGGGCGCGACTGGTCCTCCCGGTCCGCCGGGTCCGGCCGGCGCGACCGGTCCCGAAGGCCCGGCGGGGCCGGTGAACATGCGCCGCGCGGTGCTGAGCGCGAACGCCGAGGGGGAGGTGACCTGGATTTTCACGGTTCCGCTGGGCTCGGTTCCCGTGGTTGTTGCAACGCCCGTGGCGGTGGCCACATCCATGTCTGTCACGGTCGCGGCGGCGGCTGCGACGGGCGTGACGCTGAAGGTCACCAAGTGGAGTCCGGGATCGGGTTCGTTCGTCGATGCGGGCGGTGCTCAGGTGCACGTGGTGGCGTTCGGGTGAAAGGCGGATCGAGCATGGCATCGCAGATAGAAAGGGCCGGTGCGTAGTGGCAAGGGTGTGCGTAGACAGCACGTTCTTCAGTATCCAGGCTGACGGCACGCTGACGTTCAGCCGCGAATCGGTCGGGCTACAGCAACTGATCGTCCGGAACGTCCCCGGCACGTTCAGCTTCACCAAGGCCTCGTTCCCCGGCCTGACTCGTGTCCGCGTCCGTGTCGTCGGCGGGGGCGGTGGCGGTGGTGGCGCCAATGCGGACACCGGCGAGTCGGTGGCGCGTGCGGGCGGCGGTGGCGGTGGCTACAGCGAGTCCGTCATCAGTGCATCCGCCCTCGGCGCAACTGAAACGATCGTCGTCGGTGCGGGCGGCGCGGCCGGCTTCGGCAACGACGACGGGTCCAACGGCGGCCAGTCGTCGTTCGGTGGTCTGGTCATCGCCAACGGCGGGGCGGGCGCGCAGTCCGTCATGCCGTCCGGCGTCAACCCGGACGCGCGCCCGGGTACGCCGGGTGCGTCGCCCGGTACAGGCCAGATCGCGGTGTCCGGTGGCCCCGGCGGCGGCCCGATCCGGATCAGCGGCACGGTCGCCCTGTCGGGCTTCGGCGGGAACGCGGGCGGCGGCATGGGCGGCGGCGGCCACAGCCGGAACGGGGACTTCGTCGGGGCGCCGGGGCAGAACTACGGCGGAGGCGGCGGCGGTGCGTCGAGCATCGGCGCCGGTGCGGCGGGCGGGGCCGGTGCTGGCGGGTTGGTCCTGATCGAACTGTTCTACTAGTTAAGGATTCAACAATGGCACGCTGCGGATGCGGCTCAACCTGTGGATGCGCAACGGTAGCCGGGACAGGCACCACGGTCACGGGCAGCGGCACGCCCGCCAACCCCTGGGTGATCTCGGCGACCACGAGTTGCCCCGACACACGCGCCTGCCTGTCGGCGGGCTGCGGCATCACATACAACTCGGCTACGGGCCAGATCAGCGCCGATATCTCTGGCACCGCAGGGAACGCCCTGGTCTGCGACGCGGGCGGACTGTTCGTTCAGACCGGCGCGGCCACCGTCACGGCAGGCTGCGGCATCACCGGCACCGGCGCACCCGGCAGCCCCCTCACAGCCGACACGGGGGCGTGGCCGTACGCCTGCGACATCGCGGTGAACGGCGGCGTGGTGGCCTGCGACCCGGCCACGGGACAGCTACACAGCGAGCCCCGCAGCCGCTCCGTCATGTCCACCGTCAACGAAGTCCAGGCGTTCGCCAACATCGCGGTCCCCGCAGGGGCGCCGACCTTGGTCCGCACCATCGACGGCGACTTCACCAACCCGGACCCGTGCAACCCCGCGACCATCGTTCTTGAGCTGGAAGTCGAGTTCGATGTGAACCTTCCCCCGAACGCGAGGGTCACGTACGGGTTCCTCAACGACGACATGGTGACGCACATCAACCGGGGCACGACGACCGAGAACGGCTTCGCCATCCAGGCGACGAAGGTCCTGAACTTCGGGACGATCGCGCCGGGCGCGACGCAGAACATCTCAGCCGGGGCGTTCATCGGCAACGGCACGAACGGTGCCACGTACAGCAACATTCAGCAGATCCTTCGGGCCCTGTTCATCACCGCATGATGCATTCGCCTACCTGGAAGGGGGCGTAATGCCCACTCGCTACCTTGACTTCGGCACGTCCGTCACGGCACAGACTGTCGACGACGGCATGAGCTTCCGGCCCGTGCCGCCCGGCGCCACCGTCATCTCAGGCGCCACCTACGCCACGAAGCTCGCAGCCATGGAAGCGGCGAACACCGACTACGTCGCGGCGCTGCACTCGGCCGAAGACACCAAGAACAGGCTGACGCAGAACGCACCCTGGCGTACCGTGGCCGCGTCCGACGCACCCGACTGGGTGAAGGAATCCGCCACGCTGGTCTGCGACGGCACCGGCGACCAGGTGACGATTCAGGCTGCCGTGGACGCCGCCTTCGCCGAGGGCGGCGGCACCGTCCAGCTGTCCTCGGGGACGTTCCTCACCTCGGCCCCCATCACCCTGCACCCGCTCGTGAAGCTGATCGGCATGCACGGCGACCAGATCTTCAACCCCGACCAGGCGACCGTCTCCTCCTACATCCGGCCCGTGCTCGGCTTCGCCGGGGGCGCCGTCATCGTGATGCTCGACCAGATCAACGGCGGCTACGACAACAAGAGCGCCGAACAGCAGGTGCAGAGCCTGACGATCGACGGCACCGGCGTCGGCGGAACCGTCCACGGCATCCAGGCAGCCGGGTACATCCACGGCGTGCTGCTGCGCGATGTGGCGATCAAGAACGTCACAGGGAAGGGCATCTACACGTTCACTGAGAACGGTGCGTCGCCGTTCTCGTGGACGTTCGAGCACGTGGTGGTGGACAACCCGGACGGTGCCGGTATCGAGCTGATCAACCACAGTGACGCCACCCTCATGGACGTCGTCTCGATCGGCGCGGGCGGTAATGCCTTCAGCTTTTCCAACATGCCGAACAGTCGCGCGATCGGCTGCCGCGCCGAGTGGTCCGAGGGGCACGGCTACTACGTCGCCGGTAACTTCGGCGCGGGCCAGGGCTCGGGCGGCATGACCTTCACAGGGTGCTCGACCGACCGGAACAGGTTCGACGGCATGCACGTTGCCGCGCTCGGCAACGCACCCCTGCTCATCAACGGATGCACGTTCCGCCGCGACGGCCGCAACGGCAACGCGGGCGGCGGTGATTACTCGGGTTTCCGGGCGCTGGCCGCCGGGATGCCGCTCATCATCGACGGCCTGTCCGTCTACCCGGGCGTTGACGACACGGGCGCCGGCACCAACTCGCCGGTGAACGCCTTCAAGGCGTCCGGCTGCACCTATGTCGCGCTCAACAGCGGCTTCCTGCACGGCGCCGTCAACGCCTTCGTCGACGGCGGCACGAACACGATCCTGCGACGCAACCCGAACATCGGGGAACGCACCGGGACCACGGCCGCGCCCGTCGACAACTTCGCGGCCCCGTGGGCGGCGGCGGGCAACGCCACCTTCAGCGGCTACACCGTGGTCGACGCCGGGCAGTCCAACGGCAAGTGGTCCAGCTACAGCAACGCGGCCGACGCCATCAACATCGGCAGCGCGGGCGGCGGCATCGCCATCAAGGAAGGCGCCA